GAAAAAAATATATTATCTACTAACCCTGAAATGCAAAAAATATAATGAGAAAAAAAGAAAACCCTATTAGAAAAACAACTACAGGTAAGGGTGCAAACTATAGATCAACAAAATCTGGAGCTGGAATGACAGCTAAAGGTGTAAGAGCTTACAGGGCAGCAAACCCTGGAAGTAAATTAAAAACAGCCGTGACTGGTAAAGTGAAACCGGGATCTAAAGCTGCAAATCGACGTAAGTCGTACTGTGCAAGAAGCGCAGGCCAACTCAAACGATCATCTGCAAAAACACGTAACGATCCTAATTCTCGAATCAGACAAGCACGGAGAAGATGGAAATGTTAAATGCAATTAGAAACAGTAATCAATAAACTTATAAGATTTTTAAACGACAAAGCTGAAGATCTGTCATTAGCAGTAACTTCTGGAGGGGTTGACAGTATGGAAAATTATAAGTATATAATAGGACAAATAAACGCCATAGAGGCAACTAAACAGGAACTCTCTAACCTGCTAGAAGATAAGGAGCAAAAAAATGAAGGAACAGTCATCAATCTTAACACCAAACAATAATATTATTGGTGTAAAGAAATCAGAGAAAAAAGAAGAGAAAGAACCTAAATTACCACAACCTACAGGTTGGAGGATGATAGTTTTACCTTTCAAGATGAAAGAAAAAACTAAAGGTGGATTAGTATTAGCTGAAACAACTTTGGAGCGACAGCAAGTTGCATCTCAAGTTGGTTTGGTTTTAGCTATGGGCCCACAATGTTATAAGGATAAAGAACGATATCCTGAAGGTCCGTGGTGCAAGGTCAATGATTGGGTAATGTTTGCACGTTACGCCGGATCAAGGATCAAGATAGATGGCGGAGAAATGCGTCTTCTAAACGACGACGAAGTGTTAGCAACAATTGATAGTCCAGAGGACATCTTGCATGAGTTTTAATCATAGGAAGGAGTAACTATGCCAGACACAGAAGAAAATAAATTAGTGCCTATAGATACATCAGGACCTGATGCTACTGTAGATATTGAGGAAGTAAAAGAAGAAGCCGTTGTAGAAACGGAAAACACGGAACAAGAAACAGATAAAACATTTGAAAATGAAAGAGAAACAAAGTTAGAAGAAAAAAAATCAGATGAAACATTAGAGGACTACAGTAAAGGGGTACAATCTCGTATTGCGAAATTAACTCGTAAGATGAGAGAAGCAGAAAGAAGAGAACAAGCTGCTTTAGATTATGCCAAAGCTGTAGAAGAAAAAAGACAAATATTGGAAAAACGTTTTGAAAAAACGGATTCTGAATATGTCAAAAAGTTTGAGACTAGTATTTCAACAGGTTTAGAAGCTGCACAAAAAGAATTAGCAGCAGCGATTGAATCTGGAGATGCAAAAGCTCAAGTTGAAGCTAATAAAAGAATTGCAACTCTCGCTTTTGAGAATGCAAAATTAGAACAAACTAAAGCAGGAAGAGAAGAGCAACAGGCTGAGAAACCTGTTCTAACTCAACCGCAACCTCGAACTCAACAAATGGAAGAACCTAATAATCCAGATCCTAGAGCTGAAGCATGGGCTAGTGAAAACTCATGGTTTGGTGCTGATAAAGCAATGACTTACACTGCTTTTGAAATACACAAGGATTTAACGGAAAAAGAAGGTTATGATCCAAACTCAAATGAGTATTATGCAGAAGTTGACAAACGTATTAGAGTTGACTTTCCACATAAATTTGGTAATACTAATAATAAGCAAACGGCCGCTCCTGTTCAGACAGTTGCTTCTGCTTCAAGAAGCGTAAAGCCAGGTCGCAAAACTGTGAGACTCACATCTTCACAGGTAGCAATAGCTAAAAAATTAGGTGTGCCACTCGAAGAGTACGCAAAACAATTAAAATACACGAAGGAAGGAGCGTAAATATGGAAAACGAAAATAAAAATACTTCATCTCGTGCGAACCAAACACGGTCAAAGTCTGAACGACCTAAAGTGTGGGTTCCACCATCTTCTCTAGATGCACCCCCTGCACCTGATGGATTCAGGTATAGATGGATAAGAGCAGAAAGCGTTGGCTTTCAAGATACTAAAAACGTAACTGGAAGAATAAGAGAAGGTTATGAATTAGTGAGATCTGAAGAAGTCGAAAATGCATCTGATTATCCAGTCCTCGATGAGGGCAAATACAAGGGAGTGATTGGGGTCGGTGGCCTTTTGCTTGCAAAGGTACCAACAGAGATCGCGCAACAACGTCAAGATTATATGTCTAACAGGCATAAACAAAGAGACGAAGCCGTAAGTAACGATCTTATGAAGGAGCAGGATAGTAGAATGCCGATCAATGTTGAAAGGCAATCTCGTGTAACCTTCGGTGGTACGAAAAAATAATTTTTCAAATCACTGAATTTAATAAACCGTACTGGAGGCCCTTCGGGGCAGGTACATAAGGAGAAACAACTATGGCAAATAGAAACACACAAGGTTTTGGTTTGATCCCTGCAGGAACTCTTGGCTCAACGCCAGCGACTTCTGGTCAAGGCAAATACAAAATCGATGCGGGTTATGCAACCACGATATATCATGGTGCAGCCGTTGCTTCTGCTGCTGGTTACATCGTCGAAGGACAAGGAACTGCGACTCCTGTTCTAGGCGTGCTTAATGGAATATTCTACAACGCGGCTACAACTTTAAAGCCGACGTTTGCGAATCATTACGTTCAAGTAACACCAGCAAACTCAGAAGATATCGATGCATTTGTATTCGATAACCCACAACAACAATATGTAGTAGCAACAGATGCTGCAGTAGCACAAGCAGGATATTTAGAAACGTATGATATGAATACAACAGCTGGTAGTACAACTACTGGTCAGTCTTCAGCTACGTTAGATATCGCAGACACAAGTGCTGACTCAGACTCTTGGAGATTACTTCGATCTGCTGAAGATCCTGAAAACGATGAAAATGCGGCTTTCAGATCTGTAGTAGTAGTTGCTAATCTGATTGAGCTACAATCGTAAAGCTAGAATAGGAGAACAATAATGGCAATATCACGATCACAACTAGTCAAAGAACTAGAGCCAGGTTTGAACGCACTGTTCGGCTTGGAATACAAACGTTATGAAAATCAGCATGCTGAAATTTATAACGAGGAATCATCTGACAGAGCTTTTGAAGAAGAAGTAATGTTAAGTGGTTTCGCAAACGCACAAGTAAAAGGTGAAGGTTCTGGAGTTTCATTTGATGAAGCACAAGAAACTTTTACTGCTAGATACACTCATGAGACTGTAGCTTTAGCATTCGCAATCACTGAAGAAGCGATTGAGGATAACTTGTATGATAGACTTGCGTCTAGATATACAAAAGCTTTAGCAAGATCTATGAGTAATGCGAAACAAGTAAAATCAGTAGAACCACTGATTCAAGGTTTACCAACAACAAATAACTTTGATTCAGGTGACGGTGTTAGTTTATTTAACACAGCTCACCCAACGGTTGCTGGAACTTTCGCAAACACACTAGCTACTCAATCTGACCTTAACGAAACATCGTTAGAGCAGTCTATGATAGACATCGCTCAAATGACTGACGAAAGAGGTTTGAGAATTGCTGCTAGAGGAGTAAAAATGATTATTCCTTCTGAGCTACAATTCACAGCTGAAAGATTGATGAAGTCTCAAGGTAGAACTGGAACAGCTGATAATGATATCAATGCAATCGTATCTATGGGTATGGTTCCTCAAGGTTATAGAGTGAACAATTACCTAACAGACTCAGATGCATTTTATATCTTAACAGACATTCCTAATGGAATGAAAATGTTCAACAGAGCTCCATTGACAACTGCAATGGAAGGCGACTTTGATACTGGAAACGTTAGATACAAAGCTAGAGAAAGATACAGCTTCGGCGTATCAGACCCTAGAGGTATCTTCGGCGTTGAAGGTGCGTAATCAATAATTTTTTGTGGCGGGACATAGTTCCGCCACAATTATAAAATAGAAAGGAAAAACCATGAAAAAATTTATAGTAAATATTTGGGCGTACGATCATCACGCTAAATTTACAGTAGAATCAGAAGATTCCCCAACTGACCTTGAACAATCTATCCTTGACAAACTTGGAGAAAACAGTATAGTTTGGGAAAACCTTGGAATATCTTATGATAACAAGGTAAATAGAATAACCTATGAGGAGGTTATAAATGATACAAGACCTATACAAACAAAAAAGGTCCTTGGAGTTGAAGTGGGAACAGGAGCATCTAGATAATAATAGATACACTCTTGAGATGGTTAGAATTGACGATAAAGTCAAACAGATCATCACAGACATTAAGCTTGAAGAAGCTAGAATGGCTCACATACAGAACAACATAGAAGGTTCTGCTCCAGAAGTTTCAGTAGCTTCTTAGTATAAAAGCTACATCGTTGGAAAAATTCCACTCCACACTACAGGCTCTCTTGCACTCTACTAAAAACTAGTATATACTTTTGTCACTATACATAAATTGAATATCGACGCGTATAGTCGACGGCCTAGAGACGATATTCAAATAACTAGGAGGATAATAACATGGCAAACACTACGTTTTCAGGACCGGTCATTTCTAAAAATGGCTTTATAAATACAGGTCCTGGTATGACTGTTAGCTTAACAGCTGACACAACTTTAACTGTAGCTACACACGCTGGCAAAATTTTACTTACAAATGATGCAGATGGTAAATTTACTTTACCTTCAATCAATGTAAATTCAAATGGAGCAACAGCTGGTGATACAGATTTTAATAACTTAAATAACATTGGTGCAACTTTTCATTTTTATGTGGAAACTGCTGCAACTGATATGGATATCAAAACAGATGGTACTGACAAATTTAAAGGTGGTATCATGATAGCTGTAGATGATGGTTCTAAAAAAGCTTTCATTCCAGGTGCAACAAATGATGTTATAACTATGAACGGTTCTACAAAAGGTGGTATCGTTGGTAGCGTAGTATCTTTCACAGCGATTGATACTGCTACATACTTAGTCCACAATTCTTTATTGCTTGGATCAGGTACAATAGTAACACCTTACGCTGACGCGTAATAAATAAATAACTCGGAGCGTCTGGTAATGCAGGCGCTCTTGAAAAGGAGAAAATATGGCAGACACAGTATTAAATACAACTGTATTCGACGGAGACAAAAAACTAATTACTCACTACAACGTAGTTTCAGATAGTGCTGGAAGCACAACTAAAATAGTTGATGTTTCTGAATTAAATTCAAACAATGGTAAAACTTGCAAAACTGTAAGACTAAATAAAGTTAGTTTTAGCGTTTCAGTAACAGCACCTGCTGATGCAATTAGAATGGTTTGGGATGGATCAGATGTTGTTTTTCAGACATTAAATGGAGAAATGGAATATGATTATTCTTCATTTGGTGGTTTAAAAAATAATAAAGCTAGTAGTTATAGTGGAGATGTAAATCTTACTTTACCAGCTTGTACGGCAGGAGATACCGGAACAGTCGTTTGTGAGTGGATAAAAGTTTACGAATAGGATCTTAAATGGCTAATACCACTTCGGGAACTACAACGTTCGACAAAACTCTTTCTATTGATGAAATAATAGAAGATTCATTTGAACGTATTGGAATGCAAGGAGTTGCTGGTAATCAATTAAGATCAGCAAGAAGATCTCTTAATATCTTATTTCAAGAATGGGGTAATAGAGGTATTCACTATTGGGAAATAGCTAATACAAATTTAGATTTAGTTCAAGGCCAAGCAGATTATAATTTTTTTAGATCATCAGCTGACGGAACTTCAGCAACTACTGCACCTTCTAATGGTATTTATGGAATGTCCGATGTCCTTGAAGCACAATTAAGATCTAATAGAACACAAACAACTCAATCAGATAGTCCAATGACAAAAGTTGATAGATCAACTTATGCTGCTTTTTCAAATAAACTTTCACAAGGAACTCCTAATCAATATTGGGTAGAAAGATTTATTGATAAAGTAACAATTCATGTTTATCCAACACCAGATTCAACAAGTGCATCTAAAGATATTCACTTTTATTATATCAAAAGAATTCAAGATGTAGGAAGTTATACAAATGCAACTGATGTTCCATTTAGATTTGTTCCTTGTATGGTGGCAGGTTTAGCTTATTATTTATCAATGAAATACGCCCCACAACTTATTCAACAAAATAAATTAATTTACGAAGATGAATTACAAAGAGCATTAGCTGAAGATGGATCAGCTGCTAGCACTTACATTACACCAAAAGTTTATTACCCAGGAGTATAATGGCAAACTACGCATCCGGTAAACGTTCAAAAGCAATTTCTGACAGATCAGGTATGGAGTTTCCATACAAAGAAATGGTTAGAGAATGGAATGGATCTCTTGTTCACATTTCTGAATTTGAACCTAAACAACCACAATTAGAACCAAAGCCTCATGGGGCAGACGCAATATCTTTACAACATGTTAGAACTGATAGAACAGAACCACCGACTCCAGATCTATTGACTCCAAATCCATTTAATATACCTTCAGGTCTAACATCCAAAATAGTTGTTAATCATCCTAACAGTGGAATACAAGTAGATGATCAGGTAAGATTAACTGCAACGGCAGGAATAGGAACAATAGATACCGTTTTAATATCAATTGCAGCAACAGTTCAAACTTTAGAACTATCTACAACACTTGCGGCAGATATAACAGCCTCAGATACTACTTTAACAATAGTAGATGGATTAGGACAAACAGATACTACAGGTGGATTTTTAATAATTGAAAAAATAAATTCAACCACTGGCCTATTTGATAATGAAATTATTCAATACACATCTAGAGATATTCTACCTGGTAAAACATTTTCTGGTTTAACTAGAGGGACAAACACTCCTTTTAGGGGTGTAACTCCTTCTAACACTACAGCTAGTGCACACTCTGCAGGAGCAAAAATTTATTTTTCAAGAAAAGTACTTTCTTTAAATAGCACAAACGGTTATAACTTATTTAATGGAAATGGAAGTACTGTGTTTGGCAGCTATGATGGAGGAGGAGAAAACTGTACAGCTGGCCCATTAAATGATAAAGGATAATTATGATAAAAAAAATTATTAATTTTATTAAAAATATGTTTAAATGTGAAAGACAAGATCCTCATCTTGAAATATATGAAGAAACTGCAAAACAAAAAAAG